ATTCGACCGGAAATCATGTCCAGACCAACTGGTTTGGGCGCAGCAGAAGGTTGGTTCTTTGGACTTGCAGGGTATGGAGACAGTGAAGCAATGGCAACTGCGACTTCAATTCGCTTTGGATTGGGACAATCTCGAACAATGGTTGGTCACACAGATGCGTTTGGCGATGCTCAACTTGACATTCCAGACTGGTTTAAGGCAATTGCCGCACCATTCCCGGAATTCCAAACCGGTCCAGTTCGTGCAAACTTCCCACCAATCGTGAAAAACAACAACGGTAATGGCGAGATGGTTTGATGCCGGGAACGGATGAGGCACAAGATGCTCGTCTTGACCGTATTGATGCTCGCCTGCGGGCGGTTGAAGAGTTGGCTGTCGAGTTAAGAGCACTTGCAAAACTTGCAAAACCTATTCTCATCGTTGCGGGGCTCAGCCTTGGGGTGGACCTCGCACCTATGCTTGTGTAGGAAAAGCATACCTTTGTGCCAGCAATACAGGATGTATGCGGTGTCCGAAATCTGTGCAATTTTGCATGTTTTGTGTGACAAAATGAACACCCCTATTCCGACAGGCCCAATCGCTTGATATCTGTGCGGACTTTTGCTCTGGAAACTTTCAACTCTCTTGCCAACTCGGAAAGGTTTGGCTTTCCAGAGTTTAGCATTTGGTTCTTGAACAGAACTTCGAGCATCCGGTCGTTCTTTGCATCGAGTGGTCGGCCCCAATGCTTGTCCGGATTGTTAGTTCGGTATGCATCAATGCCGTTCTTTGTCTTCTTGGACTGCTCTTCCAAGTGAACTTCTGACTGCCAAGCCATAATCATGGCGAAACCTTGCTCGTTGCGTGTCATGTGACAGTCAATTAGCATGTTGTCGTCGTCGATGTAGACTTGGATGCGGTCGTTATCTCTTAGAAACTCATCCCAAAAGCCTACGAAGTGTGCGAAGTCGCGGAAGCGTTGCATGTCTGCAACCCAGATAAGGAACTTGCGGCGGCCTCGAATGGTTTTGACCAGTCGGTGCCATTCCTCGCGTCCATTGCGGCCTCTACGGGCACCAGTGACTCCCTCGTCGTGGAAGTAGTGGTCGGGTTCAATCTCTTCAAGGTCGTACTCTTGTCGGAACTGGAAGAACTGGTTGGTTTGTCGTGAAATGGTTTGGCCGGTGGAGTCGGACGAGTAGCGTCCGTACATGACCAAAGTGCGGCCTCGGCGTCGAACCATGTCAAGGGTGTCGCTAAAGGTCAATATCCCGACCCCCATGCTTTCCAGTCTTTGTCACGGACCATTTTGCGGTAGCAATTGAAGCATACGAAGACATTTTTTGCTCTTGTGTCGTACAAATGTGTGTGCCAATATGCCATACCTTCACAAGTATGGCACCTCAGTCGTGGTTTATCGTCGTCAAAGTCGTAAGACCTTGTCGAACAGGTGTGCGAAAGGTCGTCTGCGTAGTATTTCCGTGGGTGTATGCGTGCTGGCATGGTTGTCGCACCCCAACCCCACATAAGAAGGTGTCGCAAAGTATTCCGCCAGCGACATTTTTTATACTCGAATCATGTGTAGGAACGGCATGGCCAAAGGAAAATCTGACCTAATCTTGCGCGACCGACTACAATTTACCCCCGACATCAGCGGGTCACAAAACACCGTTTACGGTCGATTTGACTTGTCTGAGTATGTTTCAACCCTTGAACGCAAGGGATTGGCCATCAAAGAAGTCAATTTGATGCTCCGTGACCGCGATTCTGGCAACACAGGAAACTTCATCCACAGCCAAAGCAACAGTACTAACTCATCCAACTCGTTTGTTCAACGCAGCAATTTGAAACTTTACGCAACCACTCGTGCTTACGAAAACGCATACGATGTGGGCATTGCTTCTCCTGATGTGCTTCACATTGAGACTTGGACCACATACCTTGGCCCACAGCCAATCGGTGCAACAGCGGCTTCCAGCCTATACATGTATTCTGACCACATGACTTACCCAACTGAGAACCTTCACCCTGATGGCTTCCCAGTTGTTACTGACTTGCTTTTCGGTGTCGCTTGCGACAACTGGGACCTCATCCAAGAGAAGACTATTGAACTGGATGTTATGCTCATTGCCGAACCAATCACAATCACACAAAAGCAACTGACCGAAATGCTTGTTCAAGGCCAAGACCAGTAAGGTGGTCTTCTTGAGCGACAGAGTTGACAGAGCAATCGCGAAAGCGATTTTGGCGAGTGAAGGTGCTGTTATTGGCGGAGCCATTGGTGGTCCGGGAGGGGCAGCACTTGGCGCAACGGCTGGACTTATCATTGGGGACGCTACGACAGTGTTCCCGCTCGATATGATTGCGATACCTGCATACCAAGCATACATGCTTAACGGGACTCCTGCAATGCAAGTTTACATCCGTGCTGGTGAAACGCTGGTGCCAACTGGCGGTGCAGTAGCAGATGTGCAAGAAGCAATGATGATGGAGGAACCTGCTAAGCCTAAGAAACGACGCAAGAAAAACCCGTGGATTGTGTTTAACAAGAAGTTTTCGTTCCGTGCTAAGCGTAAGAGCGAAAGCAGTCAAGACTACCTGCGTAAGCGTACCAAAGCGGCTCGCTTAGCATACCGTAAGCAGAAGGGGGCGAAGAAGTGATACACGAGATACGAGAAACAATTAACACCGGTGATGTGGTGGCAACGGGGACTAACGGGTCTTTGATTATCCAGAAGCGGATTAACTTGCAACATGGAATGCGACATACGATTAACCACTGTGACTTCTTCGACGATGGAAACTTCCTCGGAGCGCTTACAGCACCGGCTTTGAACTTCGCATACGAGTTTTATGTAACCAATTACCCAATCATCCCACAAGATGTGCAGTTGCCGGGTATCTCGGCAACGAAGTTCGGGCCACAAGCCGGTGACGACCAAGTGTTGTTCAAGGTACGCAAGTACTCCGGTGGATTGGGGGGTCAAACGGTGGAAACATTCCCAAACACTTTTTTGGGTAGCAGTCCAACCTTTTCTTTCTACACACCACAACTTTACTTAACGATGATTGCAGGCGGCGAGGACATTGAAGACTTCGAGGACTTCGTGTATATGTCGTGGTATGCAGCGTTGGAAGCGGTTGAAGTTGATGCAGTGGAATACGGAATCGGTATGCTGCGAGAACACGCGGACAACCAATGGCGCGCATTAAACAGTAATGGCATTGTAATTGATGCTGTAGAGATTGAAGGGGCTCAACCAATGTGGCAAATTGGGGGCATTCGACCGGAAATCATGTCCAGACCAACTGGTTTGGGCGCAGCAGAAGGTTGGTTCTTTGGACTTGCAGGGTATGGAGACAGTGAAGCAATGGCAACT